ATCCATTGCAACCCGAATCTTCTGAGCTAAATCAGATGCTTGTGAATAAGTTTCACTATAACAAGAAATCATAACATCATTTGTATCTAATGTTGATGCTCCATCTTTTGTATCATTTGGCTGAACTCCAGTAACATCATAAATAATAAAAGGAAATGTTGTAGTCTGAGGAGCAACATTTGGAAATATTCTTGTGCCTACCAATGTGCTAACATCACTATTAGTTGATAAAATATTATATATTGCTTTTCCTATTTCCATTTTTTAATATCCATATGTACCATATTTTTTTAACCTTCTTTCATGGCTTTTAATTAATTTTCCCATAACAACACCTCCATCTTTTAAAGAATGTGCAATCATTATGTTTTTTGTTTGGTTATAAGCTGGTTGCATAAATGGCTGTGATTTACCATACCCTTTACCACCAAACATAACTTGCCCTCCATATTCTACCCAAGCACCATAAAAACCAGAATTAGTATATATTTTGCTTTTATTTGATCCTTTGTAATCATTATTTCTTTTTGCCCATTTACCAGTTCTTACTCTTGGTCCAACATATCCACCATGAACATTTTTACTTGCTTTTGTTCTAAAATATCCAATACTTCTTGCTAACTGTCCAGTTTTTTTAGGAGCTAAACTTCTTGCTTTTTGCACTAAAACTTCTGAATTTTTTTTCCAAAAAGCATTCCAGATTTTATCATCTGATAATTGTTTTGGCAAATCTTTAAACATTTGATTTAATTCATGTAGCCCTAAAACTTCTAAACTATTATTTTGTCTAAATAGTGCCATTAATCTTTATTCTCACAAATTATTTCTAAAAATGCATCTCTACCATCAATTTGATTTATAACCTTTGGAAAATAATATTTACTATCATAAGTTAATCTTGATTGCAATGTTAAATTTCCCATATCTAAATTTCTAATATAAACATGGAGCTTTGTCATTCCAGTTATTTTTTCACTTTGATCAGTTCCTTCACTTCCTCCTTTCCATTCCACATAAGCCCAAACTGTACGAAAAGGACTATAATCTCTTGTAAGTTCACCATAGCTATTTGCTGATGGCACATCAAGTGTTTCAATTAAAACTCTTCTATCTAATTGTCCAATTAGCATCATCTAACAACTTGCACTTTATAAGTATCTAATAAAAACTTTGCCGACATAGGCATCTCAGTTGTTGTGCGACCAGTAATAACTGACATTCTGTTCTCATACCAGTTTCCAAGAGTCAAAAGAATAGCTTGTTTTATAACATCTGGAACATCACTTGCAGCACCATAACCAACAGTATATCTACATTCAATAGCATCAATTCTATCAGCAATATTTGGAAAACTTCCATCAACCACTAAATTAATTTGACATGGCTCATATTCTTTATTAACCACATAATTTGAACTTGCCCAAGTTTGTTGTGCATTGTCAGAATCATAATATTTTATATGAGTAACAGCACTCACTTTGCTTTTAAATAATTCACTTAACTCTTTAAAATCAGAACAAGTTTGATTAACAACTGTATTAATAAAAAATCTATTTGTGTACTCTTCACTTACTTGAGTTGCAGCAACAATTAAATTAGTAATTAATGTATCATCTGTTGTTATATCCACTTTTAAATGCAATTTAGCTTCAGTTAAAGAAACTGGATAAGTAGATGCTGGAGTTATTACTTGGTATGTTCTCATATTATTAAGTTATAAAAAAAGGGATGATGGTAATTCCACCACCCCTTTATTGAATTAATTATTAACTACTAAAGAATAGTAGTATATTTAACAAATGATGCTCCACTTGCTACACCCCAATCCATGTGGTTATTCATCACTAATCTAACTTCGTTTGCATTAGCATTAGTATATGGATCAACTAAAATATTAGATGGACCAAAAGTAGCCATGTAAACTCTTGAGAAATCACCAAATAAACCATCAGCAGATGTTATTGGAGGACCACCAGCAGTTCCAGTTGCAGAACTAAAGTAACCATCATATCCCATTAATTTATCATCAACATAAGCTGGATAAACACCAGAAACTTGAGTCCCACTTTTTAATGCAGAATATAATGCCCAGTTATTTACAAAAGCTAAGTTACCATCTAAACCATGATTGTTTGCAATGGTTTGAATAGCTTCTAAAGCATCAGATGCAGCACCAGCAGCACCACCAGCAGCAGATTCAGTAAATGTTAAAGTTCCAGCAGTTCCAACGATACAGCCTGGAGCATTAGCAACATTTGAAGAAGCAAACATAGCAGCATCAATTTGAGTAGCCATATTTCTTCCCATATCTCTCATTACAGCAGCTTCAGCAGCTGGACCATTTTGAGCAAGTATAACATTAGAAAGATTTGCAACACCAGTAATTCTTTTTGGAGTTAAAGTAACTTTTCCAAAATCAGCACCAGTATCAGCAGTAGCAGCATTTTCAGCAGCCCATGCAACAGTTGATCCACCAGCAATTGGAAGAACAGTATCAGCAGCAACTGTTCCTAAATCTTGAACACCAACTCTATTATAAAGACCAGATGCTTGTAAACTATCAACATAAGCACCAACAGAAACTGGAGCAATTGCAGATGTACCTTGATCAATAGTTCTTTTTTCAGTCATGAATGAAGGTAATCCAATTCCTTGTAAACCTTTTCTTGCCTCTCTTTCACTTTCTTGATGCATTTCAGCTTCTAAACCAGTTAATTGTCCACCATTTCTGATTTCATTAACAGCCTTAAATAAGCTCCATCCTCTTGTTGCTTTGTCAGTATTTACAGAAGAAACTTTTGCACCAGTAGATGCAGCAGCTAATTTTAAATTGTTTTCTACTTTTTCAGCTCTTGTGATGGCAACATCATTGTCATCAATTTTTGTAAGAATAGAATCCATGTTCTCATTCTCTTCTTTAGTTAAATCACGTTCTTCATTTTCAGCAACTAACTTGATTGATTCAAGCTCACCAATTAAATCTGAACGTAATTCTTTTAATTCTTTAGAATTTTTCATTTTTTTAATTTTAATTATTTAATTATTTTCTTTTTTTTAATTCAATCTTTAGTTTTGCTAATGAACGGCTAACTAAATCTTTTTCTTCTTTTACTTCTTCTATTACATCAACCTTCTTTAATGTTTCTTTATATTTTTTATGACTTCTTTCTGCAACTTCTAAATCTGATTCAGCTTGAGAATATGCTGGATAAACTACAGATGAAATGTCAAATAATTTTTCAATCTTGTTTATTGTTCTTATATCATTTCCATTGTCATCAGTAGACCATTCATCACCACCCTCTGAAATTGTAAAGGCAAAAGAACTTTGACTAATATTGCCATTTTTAAGATTAATACCTAAATCTTTTCCATAAGATGTTTCTGGTAATTCATAAGAATATGCTAAACCTTTTTCATCAGCATTAAGACTTAATGTTCCTTTACCATTTTTTGAACGAGCTAAAATAAAATTTGCATCATGATTTATTAAAGCTCTAACATCTGAATTATCTATTAATTCTTGTGTAAAAGCTCCAGGTGCAATGTATTCATAAAATCCCATAAATTCACTTCTTGAATTGTAAACAGATGCATGTCCAACAACCATTTCTTTTCCTTCTTCATTAGAGTCAATTCTTGTTTCTACGTTATATATTCTTTTTTCCATATTATTATAATTTTTTATTGATCTATTGTTCATCACTTTTAATAACTCTTCATGAGAATCAAAAGGCATGTAAACAACTTCTCCATCTAAAGTATGCTCATGATAACCAGAGCCACCTAATCTTTTCGCCTCATTTTCAGCCTCTTCAATTGTATCATATAAAGGCATTTCTATTCCATCACTAATCATTGAGCCAACTTTTTTTCTTTCATCTTTTTCTTGTTCTGCAATGATTTCATTTCTTTTTCTTTCACTCCATTTAACAGCTGCATCACCACCCCACAATGCCCATGCTATTCTACCAGCACTTGGAAATCCATCTTCATCCGGACTAAATCCTTCACCTTGTTTATCTACTTCATGCCTCTGTAAATAACTATACATTCTTGTAACTCTATCTGGAGTTAGTTCATTGTCAATTATCATGTTGGCTGTCTTTAATCCAACTTCAGTTCCACCTCTTCCAAATTTAGCTCTCCACTCTTTGCCCTTTTTTGCCTCTGCAACCATTCCATCTGTTGGTGTAAAATCTATATCTGAAACAGCTCTGTAATCACTATTATCATCTTCGGCTTGTTTTTTAGAATCATATTTACAAGCTCCAGTTTCACCCCACTTCCATTTTCCATTAGCACATTTATTAGCTGGCATCAGTTCCTATTTTTTCAATTGTAGTCATATTCATTTGCATAAAATGTTTATCCCCATCTTCAATTTTATTCAAATCTTCTAATGCTCTCACTTCATTAATACTCATCACCCCAGTATTTATCATTTTTGTGTAAAACTCACTTCTATCTTTTATGTTACCTCTAAGCAATCCCCCAACATTAAACTTCACAAATAGCCTTCCAACATCAGATGTTCTAAATAATTTAAGATTCATCTCATTTTCAATCCTTGTTAGGTAAGGTAAAAGAGTATAAGTAACAAACTCTTGGCTTTGCATTTCTATATTATTAAAACTTGACTTTGATAAATCGCCAAGCATATGTGGTGGAATGTTCCAAATTCGGCCAATCTCTTCTAAAGAGAAAGTACGAGAGGCCAGAAACTGAGCTTGATCTGGTGAAATTCCTACTGGCTTAAATGTTAATCCTTCCTCTAATATTGCTGTTTGATTGCTTCCACTAAGTTGAGAATATGTGTTATTAAATGATTGTCTTAATCTATCAATTGCAGTTTCTGAAAGGCTTCTGTCTGTTGACAGAACACCACTTAATTTTGCTCCATTTTTAAAGAATGTGTTTCCATATTCTTCAATGGCCATTCCCCAGCCAATTGCTTTTTTACATTGTGTAATTGGACTCAAACCTTCTATTCCATCAGTTGTAAGCCCAGTAAAATGTAGCACATCATTTGAATCATAAACTTGTCCAGTTTCCCCATTCTCATAAAACAATTGATTATCTTTTTGTATGATAGTCATGTCTTCATAATTCATACAATATAATCCAGTAACTCTTGCTAATCTATTTCTTTCAATGTAAACATAGGAGTTTCCATTAACACACAAATCCATCATTATCTTTTCAAAAAAAGTTATTTTATTTTGGTATGTGTTTGGCTTGTATTTTAAAAGAGAGTAAAGAGATTCTTTTACAGCTTCTGTTTTATCACCATTGTTCTCAACTCTATAAACAGAAATAGGCAAAGAAGAAACAGATTCAGTTAGTAATCTAATTGCTGCCCAAACAGCTGTAAAGGTTAGTGCAGTATCTGGAGAAACATTTGTTCCAGTTCCAAAAGGAGTTGTGTAAGTGATTGATCTTTGTTCAGCATTATTATCTTGAGGAACAAAAACATTTTTAATTCTATCTAATAATCCCAATGTAAAATTTTTATTTTCACAATAATACGACTATAAAAACTTTAAAAAAAATATATTTAGTTATACTTTTTAACAATAATTAAATCAACAAAATTCCTCTTGTATCATAAACACTATCACCACTCTCAGTTGTAAGATGACAACCTAAAGCCATGACTAAACTAACAACTGGA